TTCAATTAGTTTTTTATCATCCCATTTTGATCCATTGATAATACCACCTGCTAGGGCTCTTGGTAAAACATAACCATAGTTGCCACCATCGATTGTATTTGTTGTATTATCCCAATCGTAGAACATAATATTGTCCCACGCGGCGATAATCTTATCAGTCATTTGTGTTACTGTGTATCCGTTTGGATTACGTTGGGCAGTAAATGCACCTGACTTGTTTGCTGTGTTAAGTGCGGCGTATAACGCTTCACGTGAGCAAATGAAAGGATACTTGTTTAGTATCGCAGTAGATGAACCATTTGCTTTATTGCTATCGTTAAATGTTTGTGCATAATGTCTTAAATTATATCCACTCATTATTTCTCCTTATCCAAGTGGGCCTGCTGATGCTCTACGTCTGAATGCATCTTGGACTACACT